AATTATTTTTTTAAAAATTATAATATTATTTTATATATATAATAATGAGTTTAAAAACATTAATATCAAGTCGTGGTATCTACATTTTACTTACATCAATGGTAAATATCATGGTCACTATAAATACTCAGATGGGGTTGAAACCATTATAGATTGATATTTATAATATATGAACCAAGAATTAATCATAGCAATATTTAAAAAACACGGAGTTAAATACGAGAAGGACTTCTATGCAAAATCAGAAGAGGAACAAAGAAAACTCATAGATGAAACGTGGGATGTAATGTATGGGGATGATGTTATTGTTCAATTGATGTCAATGAATAACAATATGTCCCTCCTTGATTTGCAACAAGAAATCCTCCACATATTAACCAATAGGATGGAGTATTATGAGATGACGGAAGATTACTTCATATGTGAGTTAATGAAAAGGTTGAAAAGAATAACACCAAGAAAAATAAACCAAATAAACAAAGATTATCATGCCAATTCCAACTAGAAGACAAGGTGAATCAAGAAGTGATTTCATTGGAAGATGTATGTCTGACTATGAGACAAAATTGGAATTTCCGGATCGCAGACAAAGATATGCTGTTTGCATAAACCAATCAAAAAAATAATACAAGTGGGTTGTCAATGTAAAGGTACAAAGAAAGGAATAGCGAATTATGAAAATAATTCTGGGGTAATTAGAGAGGTTACAAGGACTTTTAATGAAGAGGTGGGTAATCTATCATATGAAGCGTTATCTCCCCACCAGCAAGAGGTAACAACCAAATTATACTATGATGTGTACCCCAACTCAAAACCGGTAACATCAAAACAAGCATACGATAAATTAACAAGAATACTAAAATGATAACACAAGAATTTAAAAGCAAAACCTATTGGGAAGATAGATACAAAAGAGGTGGAAACTCTGGTACTGGTTCCTATGGTGAGAATAAGGTATTCAAGACAAAAATTATAAATCAGATAATTGATGAATATAATATTGAATCAATGTATGATTTGGGATGTGGGGACGGTTCTCAGTTGGAAGGTATTAATACAGATAAATTGGAATACGTTGGGTTTGATATATCAGATACGGTTATAAGTAAATGTAAGGATAAATACCCTCATTTAACGTTTGATAATATGGATAATATTAACAATTACGGGAGGGTTCAATTAACAATGTCAAACGATGTAATATATCACCTAATTGAAGATGAGGTATATGATGAATATATGGACAATCTAATCAGTAAAACAACCCAATATATCCTTATCTATTCAACCAATTTTGATGACGATAGAAAACCCACACACGTTTGAAGTACCCAATCAAATTGCGGACTTTTATCTTTATGAATTAAAGAAAAATATAATATAATGGCAAAGGACGGTAGAAAAAAATTTACAGTTGAACTTCTAGTAAAGAGGGGGATATTCCCTGAAACCTGGAAAGAAGACATAATTGAATTAGGAAAACAAGGTAAGAACAAAATATACTTTGCGAATTATCTTAATATAGGTAGAGATACTTTATATAAATTAATGGATAGAGACAAAAAGTTTAACGACACTATAAGGTTGGCATTGCAATTATCCCAACAATGGTGGATTGAAAAGTTGAGAGATAATTTTGATAAGGACAAATCAGGAAAGATGAATAGCACCCTCTATAAGTTCTATATGATGAATGTTTATCGCGACGATTATCGATCAGAACAACAAATTGATATCACTTCCAAAGGTGAGAAGTTGGAATCAACCAAAGAACTAAAGATTGAGATTATTGACCCCCAAGCAGAAAAAGAAAAAGAAAAAGAAGAAGATGAGGGAGAAGAAAAAGAGGGGGACAATAAAAAAAGTGAAGAATAATTTGGTGGTTTAAAAAATTACCTTTACCTTTGGGGTATTGTTAAACGAAAAAATATTAATTATGGAAAATCAAATGAACAAAAAGACAAACCCTCAAATGAAAAACAATCCAAACGTTAAACCAGTAGATGATAGTTGGGTATCCGTTGTATGGTGGTTAATTACCGTATCAACGGGAACTTACTTACTATTGGTAGGAATGGGATTAGCATAGATCCATATTCAGTATTTTTTGACTACGAACCCTCCACTTTAAAAAGAGTGGGGGGTTTTGTATTTCGGCATTTCTGTTATATTTATTGTATATGAATGTCAAAACAAATAAGATATATAGATTACTAGAACAGAACAAGGATAAGAGGTTATTGATATTTCAAGGTGGAGCCCGTTCCGGTAAGACATACAACATTATCTTATGGTTGGTGGTACATCTTATCCAAACGCCAAACATAACCCTCTCAATAGTCAGAAAAACCCTCCCCTCATTAAAGGGATCTGTATTGAGGGATTTAAAAGAAATACTTGAAATCCTTAATATCTATGACCCAAACAGATGGAAGAAACAAGACGGATATTATGAACTAGATAATGGTTCAATGATTGAGTGGTTCTCAACCGATATGGAACAAAAGGTTAGAGGTAGAAAGAGGGATATCTTATTTATCAATGAAGCAAACGAATTATCCCAAGATGAATATACCCAACTTGCAATAAGAACAACAGATAAAATAATCATTGACTATAACCCCTCTGATTTATATTCCTACCTATACGATTTACCTGAGACGGAAGATAATGTATTTTATTGTGAAACAACCTACAAGGATAATCCCTTTCTAACAAGAGAAATAATCCACGAGATAGAAACCCTCAAAGATAAGGATAAAAACCTCTGGAGGGTGTTCGGATTGGGTCAGAGAGGTGTTGCAACCAATACTGTATTCACCACATTCAATCTATTGGATGAAAAGGATTTCCCTGATGATGGGGGTATTGTGGTTAGAGGGATTGACTTTGGTTACAATGACCCTAGCGCAATTGTGGAGGTTAGAAAGATTGATGATAAGTTATATGTTAAAGAATTATTGTATTCATCCAATTTAACATCTATAGACCTGGCCTATCGTATAAAGAATATGGGGATTGATGTAACTGATAACTTTTGGTGTGATAGCGCAAGACCTGAGGTGATTGAAGATTTAAAGAGGGAGGGGATAAACGCAAAACCAGTTAAGAAGTCCCCAATCTTACACGGAATAGACCTAATCAAACGACACGTTGTATATATACATAAGGACTCTGAGAATTTGATTAAAGAGTTTAATAACTATAAATGGAAGACAGATAAAGATAAAAAGATTATAGACGTGCCAGAGGATATGAATAACCACGCAATTGATGCGTTCAGATATGCAATAACTATGGTTGATAAAGAAGAAAAACAAGGAGAATATTTTATACTATGAGTGAAGTAAAACTAGAGATTGGAAAGAAGGTGGTTGAACTACCTGAACAATTAACCATTGAACAATATATGAGGTTATCCCAAGCGGAAGAGAAGTCAAACCCCATCAAGTTCTTATCAATCATCACAGGACTTGAAGAAAGAGATGTAAGATACTCAAAGAAGTCAGATGTTGATTTCATCTATTCGTATTTGGTTAAGAAGTATTTATCCCCCCCTTCAAGAGAGTTAAAACCAATAATTGAACATAATGGAAAAAGATATGGATTTGATATGAACTTTGATCAGTTCAACTTTGGATGTTGGGTTGATTTGGAGATGTACATTGCGGGAGGGGTTAATCAAAACCTCCACAAGATATTAAGTATTGTCTATCGTCCCATTGTTAAGGAAACAAAGAAGGGGTATGTGTTGGAAGAGTATGGGGAACAAGATGATGAAAGAGCAGAAGAGTTCTTAACCCTCCCTGCTGATATATGGTTCGGAGCAGCAAAGTTTTTTTTTTCACTAGGGACAGAATATTCAAAAATTACTCTGGCTTCTTTGGAAGGGAAGAACAAGAGGATGAAGACCAAGATGAAAGCAATGAAGAGGTTGAGGAAACTAATATCCCCGTTCAAGAGGCTACGGGACGTTTTTACTGGAAGTGCTTCATGATCCTTACCAATGATGATGTAACAAAGGTTTCAGAAGTGGAAAAATTACCCCTCGTTTTATGTTTCAACTATTTATCGTATAAGAAGGATGAGTTTGAACGACAGAAGAGGGAGTTAGATAAAATTAAAAATAATAGTAAATGGAGGAATATGTAAATTTTTCAGATATAATTGATTACCTAAATAGGTTTGCAGATACAAGCAGATTTGTTAATTCATTTGGGTATGGTAATTTAATTGATTATGGTAAGACGGTTGATAACACCGTTCCCCTTTATCCATTGTTATTCGTGACACCTCAAACCATAACATATAATCAAAACACAACAACATATGGGTGTCAGATAATCATTGCTGACAGGTTAAACGATGATTTGGAAAACTCAAAGGATATTATATCTGAATGTCAAATGATAGGTAGAGATCTAATCGGACAAATTAAGAGAGGGGAATATGCTGATTTATTTGACTTTGATTTCCCTGTAAGTGCGCAACCCTTCCAAGAGAGATTTAATGATGTATTGGCAGGTGTGTCCATTGATATGAATATTGAGGTATCTGACTTTATTGATATATGTGAGATTGAGGATGACTTAAAGTATAAGTTGGTATTGAGTGGGGAATATGATGAAGATCCAAATGTTGCAATCACCCTCAGCAAAACAGATGGTTCAGGTAACATAACCTATCCAATTGATAAACCAAGTTCAGGTGCAACAGGATACACCTATACCGTTGCATTGGATAAAGACGCAATATACTCATTAACAGCAACAAATGTGGGTAGTGGTACATTGTCCATTCTTACAAAAGTGGGGGGTGAGATAATTGATAATCTAACAGGACAATCATCATATAGTTTATCCCTTAATGAGAAGAACGCAAACTACACCATAAACATATCCAAGACATAATAGATGTTTGAAGGTTTAAATCTTGATGAGATAGGACAATTATTGGTGGATAAGATTAGACAGGTTTTATCCAGACCCTACGTTCCAAGAGGGTACAATGGTCAACCAAAGAAACAGTCCAATAGTGATTTTAAGAGGGTGTCAGACAATCTTATTAACTCATTCACCTATGAGGTTACCACAGATTCAAACGGGACACCAAACGGTTTAAATATCGTTGTAAATGGGGATGCGGTCAATTATTGGGATGTTGTTGATTTGGGTAGAAG